TGAAAATAATCGGAAAACTTATAGGTAAGATTTTTATTCCTATTGGTTTCTTATTCGCCGCGTTTGATGTTATATCAAATGTTATGAAGGGCTATGAAGAGGGAGGCATTACAGGCGCAATAGGAGCCGGTATAGAGTCTATATTCGATGATGTATTATTCATTATCCCAAATCTTTTAGGTGAGGCAGTTGCATGGTTATTAAAGAAATTTGGTTTTAAGAATGCTGTAAAATTTATTGATGAAAATTTAAGAGATTCAGATGGGAATTTTTCTTTATTTACTGGAATAAAGAACTTATTTAGTTCATTAATGGATGCTGTCCAAGAGATATGGACCAAAGTAATGAACTTTATGAGTATTGATAATATTTTAACAATGATGGGTGCATCATTATATAAGAGCAAAGTTCTTGGTTCTGATAAAATGGCGGATATGTTATTAAGTGAAAAATATGAGAAGAGAGCTAAACTACGTGCGAACGACGAAGAAGCATATCAAAAACTAGTTGAAAGTGAAAATAAACAAGCGGATCTGAGAGAGGGAAGACGAAATGCAGGAACACAAAATTTACAGACCAACGATAACAGTCAACAAACGGTAGTGAATAACATAAACACCAAGCTACCCAGCCCTGACGCCGGAGCTAAGCACGATACGATGGCCAAAAAGAAATTCCCTCGTTCTTCGGATATTAGATTAAAAGAAAACATTCAACTTATAGAAGAAGGAAAAGACGGCAATCCAAATATCTACTCCTTCAATTATAAAGAGGACAAGAATACTAAATGGAAAGGTGTAATGGCTCAAGAACTAATTGGTACTGAATTGTCTGATGCAGTCATTACAGACGCAAAAGGGTTCTACATGGTAGACTACACCAGACTAGGATTTCCTATGATAGAAATTAAAGAATAATTATTCTTCGTCAGCTAATTTTGCGAAATAAGAAAGACTACTATCTTCGCCTTCCTTAGACATTCCTTCATTACCACTTTGAGCACTTGCGGTTGGCTGCGGAGCAGGCCTATGAGGAACACCACCATCAAAAGGTGCTGTATTAACAGGACCAATTACAGTTTCTTCTGCTCTTTGCATACTAGGATCTATCCCACTACCAAGAACCTTATTAAGTCTAGCTTTAAGATCTTCATAAGATTTAAAATTATCTGGCTTGAGGAAGTCTAGAAGAGGATATTGTTGTTTCCATGTGGTTTCAAGTTTTTCATCATCTTCAAATAATGGTGTAGGAGAAGCAAATTCAGCTTTATCGTAATTAGTAAAACCTTCTACCTTACGAATTTTTAATTTAAAATTTGCACCTTGCCAAAAATCAAATGGATTAACAGAAGTTTCATCTTCGAATTGAGGATTCATTTGATCATTAATCTTATCAAATATTTTCTTTCCGAATTTAAACAAAAACGTTTTGCCCTCATTCTCAGGACGTTTTGAATCTTCTATAACCATAATATTTGTATAATAAGTCAAGCGCCTTTTTTGTTTGCGAACAATATCTCTATTAGCTTCGAGACCGGTATCCCAAAGTTTAGAATTATATTCAGAAACTGGATCTTTACTACCATTAGTAGTAAGACTATTTTCAATATACCATCCACCAGGTCCTTGAAAACCATGATTAAAAACGCGTACCCATGGAATATCTTCTCCTTCAACAGGAGGAAGAAATCTAATAACAGCATAACCGTTACCAGCTTTATCTAGATCTGCTTTCCAGAATCTATCATCTACTCCAATTTGGGGACTGTTAATTTTATTAAGCTCTTCGGAGAGGCGGCTTAATGAGGAACCTCTTTTCTTTTTCATATCTGCAAACGACATATTTCTCCTTGTATCTGCTTTGTTTCGATTTTTTCGTTATATCCACGCTGTCATAATATAACTATTATTATAACCTAAATCTTATTGAATTTCAAGTACTTTTTTCAAAGTATCTTTACTACTATTAAGATTATGGTTAAAGAAAGGTTTATATTTCATACACATTTTGAAGTAGTCCGGCCACACTATTGTATCCTGCAACTCTTCATTAAATCTTGGTATGAAATTCAAGATATCATCCAACATAATAAATGTTTCAATATTTATTTTTTTCGCTAAAACATAACGAAATATTGGAGGATGTTGACCGTCAACTATTTCAAATAAACTGTTGAAATTATTAGGGTCGTCATCCATGATACTTGTACAATCGGAACGGAAGTTGTATTGTAAACTCTCAATACGTTTTTTCCATTCTCGATAAGTTGATACACACCTTTCACCAAATGCATCACCTATCCACATATTTATATTACTTGAAAAATTAGATACTAAAAAATCTACTAATTCTTCACTATTATATTCTCGAGATAATTTTTTAAAAAAAAATTTCTCTTTTCGTTTATTAAAAGATGATAAAGACACGTTACACTTTCCATTGTATTTGATATAATCATAATCAGAAGTAAAGTGTAATTTTAAAGCCGTGTAAGTACTATAACATTCAAATTCATTCATAATATAATTGCAATATAAAGTAAGATTACATTGGTTATAGCTAATTCAATCACGAGAAGAGTGTGATACCAAACCCATCTGGATTCATATGTTTTATCTCTTTCTAATTCTACTTTTGTTTTACCATCTTGTAACTTAGGTAACCAAATTTTTTCCCAACTTTTTTTAATGCTTTGGAACATTTGTTGTCTCTCATATTGGTAATTTAGAAGTTGTTTGAATAAAATTCAAATCTTCCGCTTCCTTTCTCAGCGATCTTTTAAGATCTGTTGAAATTAGAGAAGCAGCTGTTTCATACTCTAACATATGTAATTCACAATAATGTAATATAGCATCCATTATAGGCATCTTATCTGCTAACTTTATAACATCTATATTAAATTTTTCAGGTGATAACATCTTAATCATATTTTTCTTATCAATATCAATTTTTTTCGCCATAATCCCCATCATATTTGTGAAGTGTTTCTGCCTTAGCTATAACTAAATGAGCAAACCGAGTATTTGGTTTTACAGTAGTTTCACCACCAATATTATACAAAGTCGCACCTGCATAATCTTTAAATCCTGAATCATATATTGAACTAATAATTAAAACTCCATTCCTATTAAAAGTACTCCTGCCGAGAAGAATTGCAATTTCACCTTCTGCTATATTTACATGTTGTTTAGACTGAATTTCATAACAAGCACCCTGATCTAAAACAAAGTTACCATTTTCATCGACTTTTTGTTCTATTGATTTTCTATGTTCTTTTTTATCTTCATCCATATGCATTGGTCCTCGACCAATTTTAAAAACCTTATCGACTCGTAAATCAACAGTATTTGGTTGAATCATTGTTTCATCGATATTTGTAACCTCAGTAGAGGCATTCACGGGATGTATAAACATTATTCTCCAAAATGATAGGGATTTTCTTTTGTTTCAAATTTCCACTTTTCTTCTAAAACATCAGTTCCATAATCTAACTTCCACATTATATTTGGTACTGCTGGTGTTGATCCTTCAAACTTAGTTGAAGAAAAAGAAGCACCGTCTTTAAACAAAGGACTGATTTCGTTACGAAAAACATATATTTGATTTTCATGATATAACATGCAAGCAAAAGTTCCATCTACTTCATTTAGATCTTCATTTAATGCTTGATCAAATAACCATTCCGTATCCCAATCACCTTCAAATTTTCCTTCTTTAATAATACCATTATGCCACAAATATGATTTGTCTTTTTCAGCAGGATGAATAAATCTACCTGTTGCTAAATCAGTATTATTAACTTCTTTTGATGTTGGTGCTTGTTGATGCACTACACAATAATCCCAATTTCCATCTAATAAATCTAAATCTAAAGGACCATAGGATTTTGTTTGAGATTTAAGGTCTAGACCATCATCGGTATATAAAAACTGAGAAACTGAATGTGATTCTTCTCCTCGATATCTATTTAGGTCAACTAATTTAAGTAAAAGCTTTTTATCTTTACTCGCAGAAATACTACACATTCCAGTTTATCTCCTTTTGATATTGTATAG